CGTCAATTGTCGTGCTTCTGCTGAAAGGTAGCCATCACCGAAAGAAACTTCTGCATCCAAATACTCGTTGCCTGATGCACTTCGGAGTTTTCCGTAAAGAGTATCAATTTGTTGGTCAGTAGCAGAATCAACAAGGTTTCCACCAGAATTGTCAGCCAATTCAGTAATTTCTGCGGAGTTACTTACAATCTTGTAAAGAGAAGTATATCCTCTATCAATAGCATTTGCTGTGTTATATGCCGTAGTTGGAGAATAGTTCTCTAATGGCATAACAAGCATTGAATTTTGAACTTCAGCGTGATGCTTACCCATGTCTTCTCTTAATTGCGCTCGAATATCACCGATACCATCATCAATTTGAGCCATTTCCATTGCTAATTCGCTGAAAGCAAATTGATGAGCAATAATCTTTGGACTGGTAAATAGTGTGTCGTATTCAGGAGCAATTGATTGAAGTCCGTCTGCATCCGAATCTAATGATGCATTTTCAGGAACACCACCAATTCGGTCTGCTCTCAAAGAATCAGCACCATAAAGTGCAGTATTGAGAGTAGTGTTTGAAGCGGCAGAAATATCCAAAAAGTTTCCTGAACCACCCGCAGGTCGCTTCTTTAGGATTCTCCAACCACTTGAAGAATAAGGTCGCTTTGCGATAACAGACAATGCGTTGCATTCTCGATTAAGCATAGACCAAACTTTTTGGCCGTAAATCTTGTTGTAAAGATTTGCGTTAATTCCTGTTGGGTCGCTTAATGAACCATCGTGAGCGACATGAATGCCACTTACTGTTCCTGCGGCCTTTAGCAATTGATTGCTAATATGCCCAGTAGCGTTTGTTCCGTATGTTTGTGCTTCTAAATCTGCAATTGTGTTAATATATCCAACCATGTTAAATCACCTCAAAGGTTTCCTCCAACCATCTTATGAATGTCAGCCCAATCCATTTCGGCTAATTCATCCATTGTAGGGAGTTTGATAGTGGCTTCTTCTTGAGCCTTTAGAATTGTTTCCTTCTCAGCCGTCAAAGACTTTCGGAGGGAAGCAAATTCATTCTTAAGAGAAGCAATTTCGCTTTGTGCATCATATTGCGACTTTGCGAGAACATCTTCTCTTCGAGAAGTTTCAGCGTTGAAGCGAGCCTCAAATTGCTTTTGAAGGTTATCGTAAGCCAACTTTTCAAGTTGTTCTTGTCGGAAAGCCTCGTAAGCCTTCTCAATGTTTCCAACAGACAAATCAAGAGTTTCTAATTCATCGTTGTTAAATGCCTTAACTACTGGCAAATCAGATGCTCTTGGCTTTCCGTTGTCAATAACGATTCTATCAGCAGGTTCGCCAATTTCGACACCTGCTCCATCAACGGTAGAAACGTAGGCTTTGGCTTCATCATCCATGTATTCACCCATGCCTTTTTCGTGCATACCCTTTTCATCGTCCATGTTTTCTTCATCTTCCATAGCCATGCCCTTTTCTTCATCCTTCATGTCCATGCTTTCTTCTTCTTCTTTTCTTAGCATATTGACTTCCTCCATAAGAGCGTCAAGTTCTGCCAATGCTTTTTCTATTTTGGTCATTTTTTTCACCTTTTTTGTTTTTTCTTGCTTTAATATGTCAAACTTTGCTTCTGGATTAATTCCTTTTTCACAAATAGTGACTTCATGTAATTCTAACTTTGAAATTTCGTTGTATTGCCCAAATTCGTCATTGGTTTTCTTTACTTTTTCTAAAGCCTGTCCTCCAATACTGAAACTTCTTAATGAACCTTTTCTAATGCCACGATTAATTTCTTTGGCTTTTTCTATATCATCTCTTAATTTGATAACTACGAAGAATCCAACATCATCTACTTCTGTTTTAAACAATCTCCCTGATTTATCTCGGTATGATTCTACTACTTCTCCGACTTGAACATTTGAATGATTTGTCATTACATTTCTAAACTTTGGGTTCTCCATGTATTTATTAACCGCTTCTTTAAGGGCTTTTAATGTGATTAAATCATTTTGCTTATCAACGATTTCAATGCTTGCATATCCTCCAATCATTAAATCGTCTTGGCTCTTGAGAATCCTGAAATCCGAAGTGTTGTTTCGCATCACCGTAGAAGACATTCTTCTCAACCCCAACTAACCATTAACGAGTATATAAAGAACAACCTATTCTTCAGTAGGAAGGGGTAATTTGTTATACCTATCTTCATAGATATTCCATTTTCCTTCATCTCCTTCTTTATCAGCAGGAGTTTGTTTGAATCCAGTCCATGCAAGCCACATTTTTTCTCCATTCACATCTAAGACTCTATAATGCATTTTAGTTTCAAACTTGTTGCCTTCTAAGAAATATTCATGGTAGCCATCTCTTTGAATACCTAATCTTATTTTACCAGAATCAACAACCTTTCCTTTAGTTACTGTCTTTGCTACTTCTGCTGGATATTTACCAGCAGCCCCGAATAAATCAAACATCTCTTCTTCGTTTTCAATATCAATTGTCCAGAACATATTTTCTGTCTTTAGTTTAATTGCTAAAGTTAAGTTATCATCTTCTCTAGCATATAATTTAAATTCACCTTCTCTTAGTTCGGGAGGTGTTTTATATTCTCCTTCAACGGCCTTAATATCTTCTTTCTTAATTTCTTCTTCCTGCATAATTTTATCATCATCAGCAGAAATTTTACCATCCTTTTCACTAATGCCATCTCTAAGAATTATCCACTTCTTTAACTTCTTTACATCAGATTCAAGAACATCTTCGTATAAATCTTTATGTTCTTTCACCAAAAAGTTATGTAGTTCTTTAGGAGTTTTATCTCCCGTTTCTTTTAAGTGCTGAAAAGAAGCCACAGTCAAATCGCTTTGCTTAGACTTCATAATATCAATCGCTTGTTGTTTCCACATATCTAAATCCATTGTAGCATTCTTAGACATTAAATTATCTTCTTCATAACCATAAATAGTAAAGCCATCTAAATCATATTTGATAATTACATTGGCTTCTCCATGAATATGGTCTGTTATTTTAACACCTTTTGTAAATGCCTCAACATCATAATTTAAAGACTTCTTGGTGTCTTGAGAAAGTAATTCTAATGTGACTAATTTATCAGGGTGTTCTACTTCAGGTATCTCAATAGGTTTCGCTGAGAATAAACTAAATCCTTCTCCTTTCTTTTTAACTTCATCAACCTTTACTCGGATAATTTCCCCAACATCAACGGCAATCTTAGTATTCAATGCTTTACCTACATTCAAATAATGTCTCTTATCTATTTCAACAGCACCAGTCATTTCTTCATCAACTGGCCCAACACCAACAGTATAAGAATAAAGATTACTTTTTGTCTTTTTCTTTTCTAAAACAATAACATCTAAATCAACAAACTTCTTTAATTTAATCCACTTAGGATTTTTCTTTGTTCCGATGTAATATGTTGAAGTAGAGTCTTTAATAACTACTCCTTCAGATGTAGGAATTTCCATCATTTCTTCAGCATACTTTTCAATATCTTTTAAGTTATCCGCCTGTCGAGTATCTTTCTTTGATGGGTAAGCAATTGCTTCTCCTGATTTAGAAGAATAATTATTGAATAAAATTGTCATTCTATTTTCTAATTCTTCATCTGCTAATGTTTGTGCTTCATGTCGAATAATATCAAAAACATGGCATCTCAATTTAGCATCTTTATATTTATCTTTGAATACATGAGCGATAGTATCTGCTCTATGTAGAGGTTCATCTCCATCAAAGAGAACTAATTCTCCATCAAAAATACAATCACCGTATTCTTTCTTTTTTAATTCATCAACCTGTTCTTTACATTTACTTGAAATGTCTTTACCATTATAAGAATAAATAGTAACCTTATCGTCAATTTTATGTAATTGCACTCTCATGCCATCATACTTTTCTTGAACATACCAATTGCCACTAAAGCCCTTTAATTCTTCAATATCCTTAACTTCAAAAATTCTATACATTGGTTTATTGGGAACAATAAATTGAGAGATAGATTTTTTCTCATCATTAGGAACAGACTTCTCTACTCCTTCAATATCCTTCAATTCATCCCAATCTTTCTCTTCATTCTTAGAAAAGAAAATTAGTTCTAACATATCCATAGCAGCCTTTACTTTGGATTCGACTTTCTTTGAGTCTTTTCCATCCCCGTAATGCTCAATAATATAGAGGGCTATGTCATCCGATTCTAGGTCAAGCCCCTTAAGACCCTCCGTAATTGTGTCGGGTTGCATCCCTTTAACGCTGTAAATGTCAGCAGATAGGGCTTTATCGTCATCCCTTAACGCATAATGCACAAATTTGACCATGCTTTCGGGATTATCCAGTAATTCTTCAAGGACGTTATCCTTGAACATAGAAGCGAATGGGTCGGCAACAATAGATGAGGAATAACGAAGCAATTTTATTTTTTCATACAGTTCTTTCGCTTGTCTTGAAGTAGGGTCTTTTGTGTCCTTATCTTCTAAATCCTTCTCATCAATAAAGTTCCGCATTTCTTTTCCTGCGGCATCTGATTCTTCATATGATTCAGTAATCATATCTACGGCTTTACGCCAACGACCCGAATATTCTGTTGGGTCGTGAATAGCAGATAAGTAGGCTACTCTTGTCTTTTCAAATAGGCGAAGAATTTCTTGGGAAGGTTGCTTGTCCTTCTCAATAGTAGCCAATTTCATACGAATCATCTATTTCTTTCGTATTCAGGGTCTAATGTTTCTCCTGAATATTCTGAATCATAAAACTTCGTTTGTTCAGGAACTTGGGATAATTCCTTTTCAAGAGCCGCTAACTTTTGATTAATTTCAACCATCTTATCCATGATTGCAGGTTGTTCACTAACCTTTGCTTCTTTAATTTGCTTAGCCATACCAGAAAGCATGGTAGAAAGCCCATCAATTTGACTAATTAACTTAACTCTTTTCTCATCATCTAAGAAAGGATTTGTTTCATAATCTTCAGGTAAAACGGCTTTTTGCAACTTTTGTTTATAACTATCAGCAGCGAGTCTTAGATTTTTTATGAAAGTTTTTTGTGTTGTTTCATCTCCCTTAATAAAATCCACCATTTCGGCCAAAAGAAAAGCACTATCTTTATCAGCATTGACTACTTTATTGCCCCATTGAAAATTACCCATCGCCTTCATAAATCTATACATTTTAGTAATTTCTCCTGCATAAGCATGAAGAGTAGCAGGGCCATCATTTGATTCTGCTTTGTAGTTATAATTTTCAGCCTTTGGTCGCTTTAATTTAACTGCTTCTGAATCATCATCTTCAGGATTTCTGTTATTATCCATCAAAGACTGATAAAGGATTTCTTTGGCTTTTCTTGCCTTTTGAATCATAAGGCTAATTTTTCGTTCTTCTCTTGTTACTCTCTCAGGCATTCTAATCACTCCATCTTTGAAACCATCTTATGAATTTCCGACCAATCCATACTTGAAACATCAGTAGTAGGTAATGAATCAATACCACCGACTGTATTATCCATAGCAGGAGTAGGACTTTGGGAAACAACCAGACCTGCCTTCATTAGAAGGCTATCTTTTGCATAAATGGTCTTTTCTAATGCTTCAACCTTAGCAGTTAAAGCCTTAATAATTTCTAATACATCTTTGTTAATACTTTCTTCTGTCATCTCTTTTCCTCCTTTTTACCGCTTGGATGAACTAAGTCTCTTAATTGTCTGTAAAGAAGTTCATACTCTTTACGAAGTTTCGTAGCAGTAGCCACTATATCAATGTTCCTTTCATCCATTGACTTCATTTTTTTATTTAACTTCTTATCTGATTTAATTAATTCTAATTCTTTAAGAGTAGAAATTAATTCTCCCAGTTTAGTAAAGTCTTGACCAAAAAATTCTGTTGGTTCAGCCGCTTGAAGTGTTTTCTTTAACTTCTTTCTTCCTTTAGCATCTAAAGAATCAAGAAGTTTCTTAGGTCTTTTTTTCTCTTCTTTGAGAATAAAATCTTCTCCTTCTCCGTAATAATCCCATGTCATTCTATTTCCTCCCCACTAGTAAGACTCTTTAATTGTTCAACAATGTTTCCTAATACATTTGATTTTTCTTGATACTTTTCAGAAGCATCTTCAAATTTAGACATTTCGGCAGCATTAAGAGTAGGGAATCCTTCAAATACACCGTCCACTACCCTAACATCAGGATTTTCCATCATAAATTGAGTAAATCCTTGAGTAATTTCTCCTTCGGACTCACGGGTAATTTTAGCCATTTGATTAGAATATCTTCTCAAATAAGACAATTGGTTGATACCTTTTGTTAGTTTCTTTTTAACTGCATTAGAAGGGTCTACTTCTCTAAACATTCCTAAAAATTTACCAAACTCTTTAATGTTTTCATCTTGGTCAAAAACATCAAGGTCTGTCTTTAGTCGTTCTAATTTTCTTCTTTCTTGAGCGATTTCTTTTTCTAATTCTTGAGTTGCTTCACTTACATATTTTTCTTTATTTTCTTTAATATCATTAAAAGTATTTGTTAATGCTTGAATATCCTTAACTCTACCTGAAGCAATTACTCTTCTTAAAGAAACGTTTAACTTACTAATTTTTCTGGAAACAATCTTATCTTTATCTTTAAGCATCTCTTCTAATTGTTCGATTTTATTTTCAAGAAAAACTCTAGTTGTCATAATTTGTCTATTATTAGTTTTGACAGCCTCAACCTTTCTTAATGCTCTTTCATATTGAGCATTCACTCCTAAATCAACATCTCTCTTTTTGGCTCTTTCCATCATAGATAGTCTTTCTCTCTTGACTCTTGCCCTATCAACAAGATTTCTTGGCTTTCTACCATATTTTTGAGTATGTAACAGTTCAAAGACTTTTAAGAAATCAATCGGTTCTTTTCCTTCAACTTCGTATGTTTCATCTAAAACGGCTTTAAGCGTTCTGTCTATTCTATTAACATCAATATCTTTTCCCGTTCTTTCTTCTTTACTTTGAGTTCTACTTATATTATATTTTTTACCAGTCAAAATTCCATCAACTAAAAGTTTTCCATACTTATTATTTAAGTAATCAGGGTCTTTCTTAATCAAAGTCAATAGTGTAAGTAATTTAGTAGACTTACCAGCAGTAGCACCTAATTTGAGATAATCTTTCATAGCCCCTCTAACTACGGTGACTTTTCTCGTCTTATCTCCTCTTACTTGTTTTTCAACAACTTGAACATTTGCTTTTTCGGCAATATCTAAAAGAATATCTTTTTGATAATCTAATTCAGATAATGCTTTATACGCATCCTTTTCTTCAGATTGTCTATCAATTCTTGAACCATAGGCTTCTTCTTCTAATCTTGCTTCCCTTTCTGCTTCAGAAGAATAGACTTCTTCTTCGGTTGTTAAATCAGATTCGCCTTCTTCAAGACTTAATTGTTCATCAGCCCTTCTTTCTTCTTCCTCTTCTTCATTCTTAGCAATCGTAATGTATCTACGATATTCAATCATGTTTTGGGCATTAAGGTTATTTATTAAAGAAGCCTTAATCAAAGAAACATTAGCCCCTTCATTAACTAATGAAGAAGTTTCTTCATCTAAATTAGCCTTTCTTAAAACACTTATCAAAGACTTATCTTTGGCTAATTCATAAAACATTTAATCACCTCAAAATGGAATGTTTTCTTTCTTTCCTCTCTTCTTAGAGGGTAATAGAATAACATCAGGATTATCTGCCGAAGAAGGCAAAGCCTTATGAGAAGTATCTGGTGGTAATCCAACAGACATATCTCGGTTCTTCTTTACCTTATTGTTTTCTTGTGCGGTCATAGCCTTTACTTTGGCTAACTCTTTTGTTAATCTTCTTTGTTTTTGGTGTAAATCTTCACTCATATTTTTGCCTCCATTAAATTTCCTTGTGTTGTTTCTAAAATTTGAATAAGTTCTTCTTTTGACATTTGACCGATTTTATCCATAACAGCATCCATTAAATCTTCTCTTGTCATTTCAGCCAATTCATCTAATCTTTCTCCAAACATAGAATCAAATGTAGGTTCATCTGTTCTTCCTACGGGAGTAATACTGGGCGTTCCACCAGACATTCTTGTTTGTGGCTTTTGTCGAGATTTATCTCTAATTTGTTTTCTTTTACTAATTAATTCTCTCCAATTCATCTTAACCAACTCTCCTTTCTGTTCTTCTGTCATTGTTTTGATTTCCAGCATCTAATGGCAATCCCGACATCCTCTTATCGGGGGCTACGCTCATGGAGGGTTTATTTCTTGTGGTCGCAGGGTTCTCCTGTGGCTTACTTTCGCCTTGTAATGCCTGTTCCTGCATTTGCCCTAATTGTGAAGCATCAACATTTGTTCCTGCATAGGGGTCAGTTTGTGCGTTTTCTCCCCCTTCTCCTTGTCCTTCAGGTTTTTCTTCAGGTTCAGGTTTCTTAAATGTAAATTGTCCATCTTCATCCATATCAACCTCAAAGCCTAAATTCTTTGTCGATGCAGCAATATTGACTTCAATCTCACGCTTACGAAGAACAGCAATTTCATCCTCTTCTTCGCTTGGTGGTAGTTTTAAATTCCAATCTGTAATACCAAATTGTTTTACAAGGAATGGGAAAACATAATTATTATAGACAGTCTGTGCTTTTTGAACGGCTCTATTTGTAACAAGAATTTGCATACCTTCATTGTTTAATCCACCGCTTGTAGTATTATCAGCCATGAATACCTTGCTTACACCATAAAATGCTGAGATTCTATCTCGTAAATCATCCTTTACAGAAACATAATCCATCTCTTTGAGACTGTCCATAAATTTAATCCATTCAACCGCACCTTTCCCTCCTTCGGCTTCAATTCCCATAACTGGAATAAAATGCGGGTCGGCCTCCATTTTTTCTTTTACTGAACGCCAAAAGGAACGCATTGAATCCATATTTCTAGTTTGAACTGCAAGTAATCCTCTTGGCATTCTGCTCTTAGTATATGATTGATTAACATAGTTCTCCATAGCAATAAGAGTCATAATATTATTAAATAAAGTAATAACTGGAGACATACCGTAAAGACGAGAAGGACTGTATTTACTGAAGTGCAACACTTCTCCTTTCAAAAAGTGTTGGTCATCTCCATTTACTCTATTTACATAGTGAATAGGAAATAAATGACTATTACAAATCTCACACTTTTCATGTGGGTCTTTGTGAATAACACCACGATGATTTACACAAGTGAAACCTTTTGTTCCTCTTTGTCCATTCTCATCGCTATAAATAAACATAGTAACTGGGTCGCCCCTATAAACCTCTTTGATACGATGCATTCTAATTTTACCATTACCATCAATAAAATATTCTTTAACAAGAACAATGTATGCGTCATCCATAATATTCAAATCATCTTCAAGTTCCTGCAATACATCAATGAATAACTGTTCGGATTTATTAACATATCCTTCAATAAACTTTTCAGCGTATTCTAATTGCTTAACATCAGGAATTTTGAGGTCGGTGCTTCCGCAACGAGAACACTCTTGGACTGGTCTTTTATGTTCTTTACCACAATTATTACATCGTGCTTCATATGCCTTTTCCCAAACATACCCTCTTCTAAATACTTCTTGTTTTAGTTGAGTAATACAAGTTCTTGCAATAACGGATTGATTAACAATATTATAAATAATTGGGCCAGTCATCATGTGATTGGTTTCTCTTTCTTGAATACCCATGTTGTAGACTTTTCTATCAGCAGGTTTAGGAGTTTGTCTCCTAAACAAGTTAGTAATGCTAAATCTTCTTTTTTCTTCAACCATGAATCACACCCCCTGTTTTAATCCTACGCTATTCTTGCCTATCAACGCTTCGGTCAAGGGCTTCCGCTATCCTCAATATCATATCTTTCATTACTTGAACGAAGCATTTCTTCTAAAATACCCTTTAAATAAGTGGCTCTATTTTCAGGCTTTCTAAATCCTAACTTTAAATAATATATAACCATTCTTTGATTAATAGAAGCAAGGTTAGAATACCTAACATATTTAGTCCTGTCTCTTGGTAATTCATCATTAAGAATACCATCTTTTAATTTTTTCCATGTCATTGTCATTTTGATTCACCCGTTCCCTTTGGTCTGCCATGTGCAATCCAACATAGTGTGCAGAAACCAAACGGTTTATCTCCCCATGCGTAACAAATGCCACAATACATAAAATTATGGTTTCCTAATACTTTCAACAATTCCACCTTCTTCGGGCGGCTCTTGCTTTTTCGCTATAAGTTCCATCTGCCCGTTTAAATCCTTTTGACCTTGCACAGAAAGATTTTCTTCTTTTCCATGCTTTACCGCCTCTTTTAAGTTTGCTTGGCTTTTTAGTTACTGGGCGTTTTAAATTAGCACCAGTTTCTCTTTTAAATTTAGCACGACCTTTCGCACTTAATCCACCAGTCTTTGCGTGAATCTTTTTGTTATAACCCTTGAAAGGTTTCTTTTTAAGAATTTCTTGCCAATCAACTGAATCCATAATCGTTTCCTCCCATTGTTCCTGTGCCTAATAACGGTTGAACATTTCTATTTTTTGGCTTATATATGAAATTAGCAGCAGCAGAATCAATATTACTTTGATTTAGCGGCTGTTTATTGTTGTTTTTATAAATGTTTGCTAAGGCTTTATTAAATCCTCTTTTATTTTGAACTTCTTTTAGTTTTCTTTTATATGTAGAATAAGTAGATTCATCAATAAATTGTTTAGGATTAAATCCTAAAAAGCCCTCAAGTGCCTTTTCAATATCTTCTGGTTTATGAGTATAAATATCCCCATCTTCGTGCATAAAGATTTTACCTTCCTTTCTTAACTTAGATAGGGCTTGTTTGATTTTTGATTCTTTGCCGAACTGCTTTAGATTTTTCATTCCTAATGCTCCGCCTTCTTTCTCAATCTCACTAAGAATCTTCGATTCTAAGTCTTCTTTTAGTATTTCTTTCCAACTCATTGTTCTCCCTTCTGTTGATTTTCTTTAGATGTTTTATCATCATCAATTGGGCCACCTTTGGCCCATGTATAGCAACTTCTATCTTTATGACATTTGAAGTGGTGCATCCAACAATAACCTAATTCACCTTCTAATGGCATGCACTTTTTCATTCTAGGACTAATATCAAAAGCAACACAATTTGAACATTTTGATTTTTTAGCAGCCTCTTCTGTTGTATTCCAATGTTCTGCTATTTTTTCCCAATAATCAGCAGGTTCATCTACATTTAATGGCCCATATTGAACTTTTTCATGTTTTATCGCCTTGTCTCTATTTTTAGTATTTAGATAGACACTTTTTGTTGCTAAAGGACAAAGCATTTCCTTTAAAATAATTTCCCAACTCATTTTCTCATCCTCTCGGTTTTTCTTTTACTAGATTCTTTTCTTGACAATGCTACCTTATGTGCTGCATTTAATCTCTTTTTTGCTTCGGGGTCTTTTGCTCTTTTTGCTGCAACTCTTGCCCTTTGTTCAACTAAATTAATAATTTGTGATTGTCTTTTGTGTGGTTTTGATTTGAATGATGAACTTGAAAATGTTTCTCTTACATCTTTTGCTGTTTTAAATTTAACAGGAACGGTATCTTTAGGATTTTCGTCTGTGTATAGTCTTCTTGCTGAACCTTTTGGTTTTTTTCCTGTTCCTTTCTTTGGGTCTTTCTTCAAAACATTAATCCAATTCAAGGAGAACCCTTCCTTCGTTTATATGTTTTACAAGCAGAACAAGTCGGCCTACATCTTCTTTTTGTTCCTTTGGATGCATCTTTTCTTCCACAAGGTTTTGGCCCATCTTTTGAACCACATGAACCACAATCAATCCATCCTCCTTGTGTTTTACCGCCTTTTGATTCCTTTCCGCCTCTTCTTGAAAACCAACCGTGTAATCCTTCACTTTTTTCCCTTTTAAAATTGTCTCCGCCTTTAGAAATACAATCACAAGATTTCTTTACTTTCTTTGACTTGTTTCCCCAGTTCTTTGCACCGACTTTACGACAACGGACTAAAGCACCTGAAGCGTATGCTGAAGGCCATTTCTTATAACGACTTCGCACCTTATGATAACAAGCATCCTTTTCTTTCTTTAATTCTTCAAACCATAGCGACATATTATTCACTCCTTTATGTTTCCATACTTTTCAATATGTTTATTAATAAATTTTCTCATTCTTACAATAGCATAACTATAATTATGACCAGACTTATACATATTGTGTGCTCTTTCTAACTCATAGAATATTTTTCTACCCATTTCATCAAGGTTCTTGGGTTTTGTTCTTATAAGTTTTTCAGTAGTAGAAATAATATGGTCTACTTCTCTATCACCTAAGTTTATTTTATCTCTTAAATATGGATTAGAAGAACCTTTAATAACAGTTCCGATGCTTTCTATTTCGTCCATAACAGACATTTTACAATTATCTTTATACTTCTGTATATCATCCAAATAAATACCTTCCTTTAGCCAATCAAATCCTACATGGTCTTTATGATTTTCCCACTTCATTAACTTGAAAATTTCATCGCAACGGTCTTTATACCAATCTGCCTTCTTGTAGGATTTTTTCATACGAATCAATTCAAGAAGTAATTCTGCATTTCCTTTCTTTAATCTAAAATGAGGTAAGCACTTTGTCAATAGTCTGGTTACATCATCTTGAGAATAAAAGTTTAATCTGTTAATCAATCGTGTAGCCTGTGGAGATTTCTGGTCTAAATGCATTCTACCAAAACCTAAAGACTTATGCATTTCTTCCATAAATGCACGACCTCTTGTTCCTGTTGCGACTAATCCTACTCTTGGATTCATGTTGCGGTCAAGAGTAATATAACCATCGGAGTCAATAAATGCAGCAGTATAAGCCCAAATATTTTTCTTAATCATAGAAGGAACTTTGTAATAGTTACCCTTAACAGAAGTAATTTCTAACTTCTTTATTGCCTTTGAGATAGAATTAGGGCTTGATGCTTTATGTAAAACAGAAGGCATTCTTTCGTGTATTCCAGAAGCATTAATTCCTGGATTTTCGCAAACTGTTTTTAGAATAAAGTCTTCTGTTCTTTGTTTCTTTGATTTTGTTAAAGACTGGTCTGTAATCTTACCAATAGCATTTCTAAATTCTTTCTTTGCTACGCTCATTGTCTTATGCAACACAGAATATTCCTTTCCATAAGCCATTCCATTCTGTTCTAATTCTGCTTCCCAGTATTTACAAAGGGCATCAATAGTTTCTCTTCTTAATTCAGAACTCTTCATCTTATGAAGTTTGGATAAATCTTTTTCGTTGTATCTCATCTTACGCAAAGGAACTTGATAATCGGATAACCATGTAATAGAGTCAATGCACTTATTTAAATGGTCTGTGTAAGCATCAATCATTGTATCAATTGCTTTAGACATCCTTGTTCGATGTTCTCCCTTTAATGCCCTACGAGACTTTCTCATCTTTCTAACTAAATCAGGAATAGAATGCTCTTGAACTATGTATTCATTAGGAAAAACAGAAAGTCTTTTCCTTGCATCACTAGCATTAATGTTAAAAGTATTGGATAACTTAACAATCTCCTCATGCTCAGACATAACATAAGAATTGCTAAAGATACTCTTTAATTCAGTATCTAATTGTTCCTCTATGGTGTCTTTGACTTGTTCCTCTTCTTCATCTAAATCGGCTAAACGGTTCATTTGTTCAGCCGCTTGACGGTATTTATCTGCCTGTTCTGTCATATAAATACCTCAAAAATTCAAGCCTATGGTAGAAGAATAGCCTCGTTGTGGCCGTTGTGGTTCATCGCCAAACAGCCCTAAATCGTCAAGCAGTATGAAGTTATCTGACGCTTGATAAGTGGCTGCATTTGCTAAAGCAAGGCTCATCACCATATCATCATGCGCTCCAATTCCCTCAAATTTTCCTCGTTCAGTAATCGCAAACATTGACATTTCTTCAATTAATAAAGAAGAAACCTTTCTACTTTCTTCGTTGCCGTATGGGAAGTTAATCTTACCATTTTCAAGAGTCATTTGTAAATTAAGAATAATCTCTTGTTTCTTTCTTCGGGTTGTATCGAAGTCATGGACATTTACATCTGCAACTTGACGAAGTTCTTGAGTAAAAGATTTAGCGAATGTGTTTGTTTCAAAAAGAATAACTTCTGGTCTGAACACCTGATTTAATAATTTTACCTTCTGTATATTTTCACGGAATTGAACGTTCTTTGCTCGGTCAATATATACAATGGATTTGTTTTCGTTCTCATCCATTTCAAGAACAGTAATCACGTTATAGTCTCCATCTGTTGAAATAGCAGGGTCTACGCCTATAAAGTATTTATATCCTTCACGCTTCAATGGTTTTAAAACTAAATCTTTATTCTTTGCATTATCCAAATGTTCTGGATTAAAGAGAGATGTTCCTGTTGAAATAGGCACACACATATATTCTCTTGTGAACATTAAAGAACCAACTTCTGCCTTACGAGCCATCAACGCCTCATAATTCCAACGGTCAGGCCACAACGGTTCGTTTAGTGCATTTAAACATGGATATGTTCTAACAGTATAAGCAGCATTTTCTGCTAATTGTTGGTAAATATCTGTATAACTAAACGGTGTTCCAATAACACGCAAAGATGCAGTATGGTGAAGTGTAGGAATCATATCCCCATAAAACCAATCTGTAACCTTTTGAATACCAGTCATGCTAAATTCTTTCAAAGGGTCGTCAATAATAATCTCTTGAGGGTGAAGTCCACGAATCTGCGAACCAACCGACCTTTCGAGGATTTGATTGCCATTTGTCAATGTAATGTTTCCAATAGCCCAACCTCTTGCAGGTTTGAATTTTTTGAGCATTGGGTGTGTGAACATTTTGTCAATGTCTCTCATGTGAACCAAAGTCTGTTTTTGGTTAGAAGAAATGTAAAGCATTTGATATGGAGGCTCTTCAAAGATTAATTTCCATACAACCCATGAATGCATAAATACAGATTTTCCGTGGTCTCTTGAACAAATAATTACAGTTCTTTGTGTAGTGTTCATTAACTCATGCCATTCCTGTATGTATGAAGGAAAATCAAAACCTAACACATTTTGAAAGAAATAAGGAAATGAGTTTTTGGATAACTGCATATCCATCTCATGTTCAAAATTAAAGGCTTCTAATTCCATACGATTATCTCCTTAGTAATTGTTTCCACATCTTTTCTCTTTCAAGGGGTTCTCTTCGTCCTCCCATGATGGCTTTCTTTCCTTTTTCTCCTTCTCTACTGAGTTCTTGTAATTGGTTTCTTAGACCCTGAATATGTTTGATTCTTTCTTTAAGAAATGTTTCTAAATATTTCTTTTCTTCATTTAATCTAGTTCTATATTTATTTATTTCTTTTTCTCTGGTTTTTTCTTTTCCTGTATATTTATTTGCAAATTCTTCTACCATCGGTTCAATATTTTCTAGTTCTTTGAGTCTTTTTCTCGCACTTTCTATATTAAACTTTCTTCTGACTTTCCCTTGAGAAGTATTGACTGTGTTATCAATAACTTGGTCATAATCTGTCTGTATTCTGTTCATAAGTTTTTGC